TGGGAATCCCGTAGTTGTTGCAAGTGTAATAGCTGTCCCTGCTCCTCCTGTACCTGCAGTGTCATCTAATAAAGCTCCATTTAAAGTTCCAAAAAGTTGTTGGCCTCCTCCCCATAATCCTGTGCCCCAACCAAACCCATATGTAAATCCTAAATTTCCAGGTTTTATGTAAGGGTTAACTGTAGCAGAACCACTTCCGTTGACCGTTGTCCCTGCTGCGCTTGCCATTGTAATTGTAAATGTATCACTATCTGGAACAGTAACTACTTGAAAAGTATTAGTGGTAAAATCTCCAGCACTATAACCAGCTCCACTAGGAGGAGTTACAGATGTAAATGTAAATAGATCTCCAGGTTCTAATGTGTGTGCTGCTTTATTTACAGTCACAGTTGCAGATGTATTTACAGTACTAAATGTGCATCCTGTCAAAGCAGTGTCTAGAGGTGTAATATCATAAAAAGCTTCTTCGTAATAAACCACTAATAATTTATTTGTACCAATAGCAGCATATCTTCTTCCATCTAAGTCTGCCCAAATAAATTGTTCTCGAGCTGCTCCCACTAAAGAACTATTAACTAGTTGCTCCCAACCTCCTATTTTTTCTGGCAAACCATATCTAAATCGAACAAAATCACCGTCTGTCCACTGACCTTCTGCTCCAGTAGCCGTAACTTGTTTATTAAATCCAGGTGCTATTTGTACGTTTGTTAATGGCATATAGAATTATAACATTTTTTAAGGACATGATAAACCGTAATGAACCCTTTTATCTTTATACCAATCTCTATGAGGGCCATTTTTATCAACGTAATGCATAAAAACTTGAGAACACCAATCACCTTTAAATTCTTCTCTCCAATGTGCAACTTCACAACCTAAATATACAGCTGCATCTCCTGGTTCTAAATTTATTGGAGTGCCATCCATATATATTGGCCAAGGGGTTCCGTCAGAACTAATGTTAACTGTAGTACTTATTTCACAAGCTGGTCTATCTTTATGTTTAGGTAAATCAGATAATTGGGTATAGAATCTCCAAAACGTATATGTAGGTAATAATTCTAATCCAGTTTCTTTTTCTATAATTAATCTTTTTTGTAACATTAAAGATTCCATTATTGGATCTCCGTAATATGATTCATCAATTACACCAGGCCTGTCTGTACGAGGATGAGCATCTTCAAAATGTCTACACTTTAATATTGTATAATCTTTTAATAAATTTGACTCTTCTCTTGAGAGTAAATTTTTAATAATTTTATATTTAAAATCTTTTCTTATTTGCATATTATAAATACCATAGTACCACAGCATATCTTGTACCCTTAGTCACTTTATTTGCTTTGTGTGGATATAAAAAATTAGATGGAAATATAACTGTCCTACCTGGTTCAGGTTTAATTTTTTGTGACATTTGTAAATCTGGAGAAAATATTTCAAAATATCCTCCTTCAAAATCATTATTAATAAATGTGATAACACTGATAGTTCTAGGTATTTTATCAAAATGATCTACATGGGGTTTGTAAAAACCACCTTCTTCATACTTAAGAAGATTTATATAATTTGTTTTTCCTACCACTACTTCTGGTGCTTGAGGTTTATACCATTTATAAATAGCTTCATGTGTAACATTAATAAAATAGTTACACCAATGAACGTGTGTTAACTTTTTACTATATCTATGCCAACATAAAGTTTTTGTATTTCTAATATTTTTATTAACTTCTGATTGATTACCCCCACCAACTTTTGCATCTTCAAAATCTAGTTCTTTACAAATTCTATAAAATTTCTCCATAGTCTTTTTATGAAAAAGACCGTCAATAATTTTTACGTATTGACCTACTTCATACGGATTTACTTGTACTGTTTCTTTTTCCATATATCTTTCTTATAATTATGTAAAAATCTAAAAGGGTATAATAAATTATTTAATGCGTTTTTACCTGGTTTAGATTTAGTTATTTTCATTTTCCAACTTTCTCTTTTAAAAGGTATTATTTGCACATAAGGTGTACCTTTTGCAATTGTTGTGTTTAACACAGGATATTTATCACCATTTAAAACTATAGGAAAGTTAATTTCTTTGTGAAAAGTATCTGTATCTACAATTCCTGGTATAATATTAAATCTATCATCTGCATTATTCATAGGTGGTATAAATAAACAAGAATACCCAGGCGGTGTTTTTATATGCCAAGGATTTAATATCTTATAAAATGGTAAATCTTTATTTTTGTTGACAAGTGGAGATCCTGCCAATTGTTCAATATTATGAATTTGGGGATGTCCTTCGTGATTAAGATTAATACCATGATCATGTGCTCCTCTTCCTAGAGGACAAGCAGCAAAACTATCTTTAATTGGTTTACCTTCTTTATCTACACTATCAACATTGTGATTTATTTCTAAATCTACTGGTACATATAAACAATATCCAGACATTAAGGTATCTAAAAAAGGCATACATCCTTTTATAGTTCTAACCTGTGATTTGTGTTCTAACTTTTTAAACCAATCTGGTATATTTATTTTTATTGGTGTCGGATAATCTTGCTTTAAGTCTACATAAATATCAGCAGCTTTAAATTCAATGATATTGTGAAACATAAAAATGTTTTACATTTTTATTATTTATTTACAAGAAAATTAACCTATTTGATTTACGTGCAAAAATGTTATTGAATTATCTGAACAATGTTTTTCCCAGTTAATTGGATAAGTTAATGAAGATGTATCTGTACTAGAAAGCACTCCAAGGTAATTTTGTAACTGAGTAGTTAATTGTGTACCTTGATTTTTTGTAATGTATAATCTAGCTAACCAATGAAAATTTTTAAATTTTTCTTTTAGCTCATCTTCATCTTTTGAAAATAGTTCTACTCCATCAAAATAACTAATATTACCATCTGTAACTATTATTTCTTTTCTATTAGTTACATAAGCGTTGAAGTCATCATCTGAAATTTCAACTGCTGAACCTGTTCTAGGATTGGTATTCATATCATTTTTGTCAGCTTCATTTCTAGCTACTTTACTAAATTTATTATTATCTAAAATTACAAATGCCATTATTATGCTCCTATATCTTCAAAAATAAACATACCACCTGGACTTCCTGGATTACCTGCTTGTGCAGGAGCTCCACCACCTTCTCCACCGACTCCAATGTCTGGTGACATAAATATTTTCATATCTTGATTGTTACCTGTAAAATCTTTTGTTGCACCCGGTGCTTGTCCACCAGTTCCATCTGATGCTTGATAAGAAGGAGATGGTCCAGCTCCAGTTAAAGCTTGTCCACCGTTAGCTGTAACGTTATTTCCTAAAGTCGTTGCACCAGCGGTGCCTCCAACTGAAAAAGGTTGTGTATGTGGTGCTGAGACTGGAAAGAAAAATGCTCCCATTCCACCAACTCCACCGTCTCCTCCCGGTTGGCCCGGTCCGCCCTGAGGCCCTGTAAAAGCTCCTCCGCCGCCTTGTCCGCCACCACCTGCAACATATGCTACAACTTTAGTTGCATTTGGATTAGCAGTGTAAGTTCCACTAGCAGGTCCACCTTCATATTTTACTGCAACCATGTTTCCTCCTCCAGCAGTTCCTGAAGAAGCAGCAGTTAATCTTCCTTGAGCATCAACTGTAATTGATGCAAGAGTATATGAACCAGCAGTTACGGCAGTATTAATAAGTTGATCAGCACCTACTGCATCATCTGCCATTTTATCTACTGTAACAGCATCATTATTAATTGTAGCAGTTATAACAGCATTATTTGAAAGTTGTGCAGCTCTAATTGCATCATCAGCAATTTTTGCGTTTGTTACAGCGTCATCTGCTATCTGTGCAGTTCCAATAGAACCTCCTAAAGTATCTAAAGAAACTTCATTTAAATTTGTTCCATCAGAATATGCTGCGTAAATTTTTTGTGCGTCAGGAGTAAACCCAGTTCCTGATGCTGTTTTAATTGTAAGGTTAGTTGGGTTTGTTACTCCAGTAACATCAAAAATATAAAATTTTTCTATTGAATCTGGAATTGTACAAACAGTTGATGCAGCTGCAGTAATCGTAGCAAATTTAATTACTAAATTTCTTGCATTTGATAATGCACCATCAGACATTGCAAGTGCTAATGTCCCACCACTTGAAAGTGTAACTTGTTCAAAACCAGCAATTGCTTGTTGTACTAAATTTAAATTTGTATTTGTTTTATCTCCCCAAGTACCAGCATTTTCACCGGTAACCATTAGTTCGAGTTTTAAGTCTGTCGAATAACTTGATGCCATAAAAATTCTCCTTAATAAGTTTTTATTTTACATTATCTAAGCAGCCAAATCAACCTCTGTCCAAGTATTAGTCACACCAGGGTTAATTTCTTGCCAACTTGTAATAATAGGGTTTCCTATAGAGGCACTCATTTGTATACCACTAACAGGAATATTTGCTATACCCGTCACAGTCACTGAGCCCATACTACTTGATAATTGAAGCCCTCCAACACCTATAATTTGACCTGGTATTTCTGCATGTTGACCAAGAGACATAGCAATACTCTGGCCAGTAACGGGCTCTGTAGTTCCTTGCACAAGATTAATTGTGCCAATACTTGAAGCCATTTGTATACCAGAAACATCTACTGGTGTTTTTAATCCAGCTATTACACTACCAATGGATCCAGTTAAAGATCCAGCACTTGTGACTTCTACTAATGCGTTTCCTTGAAAAACTAAAGAACCTATTGTAAAATCTAATTGATCATCAGCTGCAAAAACAACAATTCCAAAATCTCCTACTAATGAAAAATTACCAAATGTAGATGTTAATTCTTGACCAGTAACACTCACTGTTACATCAGTATATGCTGTTTCTTCTCCAATACTTGAAGTTAAA